AGCAGCTCGCCTAAAGTTGTAACGAACACCAGCTTGTCGTCGATTCCGTCGCCGGCATCGACCGACCAAGTTGCGGCGAACATCAGCTTGCCGCCCTTGGTCGCCGCGCCGGACAGCGGAATCATCAGCAGCGCGCCTTGGATGGCGTTGAGCGGCAGGTACCATGCATTCATGCTGCCGCCTTCGATGAAGAACCAGCGGTTGCGGTACTTGCAGACATGAATCAGGTTCTTGCCGTGCTCGACCGTGGTGTCGGGCGGGCCGTGAATCTGGTCGGTATCCAGTCGGGTCCACGCGATGCCGTCGTAGCGCATCGGGTAGTCACCACCGTCATTGACGGCAATCAGGTAGTCGCCGGCCGCGTTCGCCAACTGGCTGGCGGAGTAGTTGCCATTGGTCTGGATGTCGGTGACCAGTTCGGGCGCACTCGACGAGACATTGTAAAGCGCAGTGTCCTGCGCCGCGAACATTTCGTGGTTGTTGCCTGAGGCATATTCGAACGCCGAGACCACGGGCGTCGGGTTCGGCAACGTGCACCACTTGATGCAGCCGGCCCGCAGCTTGAGGCCGCGCATGGTCGGCGACCAGTTGTCGAGCACGACGCAGCCACCCGGCTGCATGAAGGCCTCGTTCTCGTTCATGACCAGCCCGCGCGTCGGCGCGGCCAGCGTGATCGCCTGCATCCGCTGCGCGGCCTGCGCGGGGACTGGCTGGCGCTTGAAGGCGGCGAACTTGCTCATCTACAGCCTCGCGTCCACGTTGACGTTGCCGCCCGCGCCCATATAGACAACGGCCGGGCCGGTCACCAGCGCGGTCGATGTGCAATCGAGTTCAAGCGTAGTCGTTGATCCGTAATAGTTGCTCAGAGCGGTGATAGTCGAAATAGAACCGACACCCGTTAATATTGGAAGCGGACTTGTCAGCGTCGGCGTCGGGGAGGCGCGCATCGTAACCGGATGTCGAGCCGCCATTCTCCCTGCTGAAACAGTAGACAGCGCGATCCCCCGCAAAGGCGGCACGCCATTGTAAAAATACCGTTGACACGTCAGCAGCTCCTGATCGTAGGGCCGCATGATCAGTGACGACTGCGCGGCGGACGGAGCCTCGATGCCGGGGAGGACGACGACGCCGGTGATACGGAAGATGTCGGATGTCGCGGCAACACCGTTGATCTGGCCGGGGGCAGCGAAATAGTGACCCGCTTGCCAAGCGTTCGCGGCTGGAGCCGTATACGTGCTGCCGCAGGCAACTGAAAAAACCAGACTCAATCCCGTCGTGTTGTCTTTTGGCCATGTCCCGGTCGTGTCGCCGGGAATGGTGATGGTTTTATATTCAGCTACGTCGGCAACATTTTGCGTATAGGTGGCGATATAAGAGCGAGTGCTGCCGCTTTTCGCCGCAACGCTATAAACTCCTGTCCTGTGATGGATCGACCAGAACCCGATAGTGATCGGTTGCGCCCCGGCCTTGCCCCACCCCAATCGCGCTACACGATAGCCTTCGATTGGATGAGAGATCCAAGCGTACTCCCCCGCTGCCATCGACACTTGCGCAGTGGTGACGCTCAACGCGAAGAACTTCGTAAACCCTGCCGGTGTGGTCGAGTCCGCAGGCCATGTCGCAGCTACGAAAGCAAGAGTGCCAACATGATCCACCCGCCAGCCATCAATGAAATAGCCGTCGGTTGTTCTGGACGTTAGCTCCTGACTGACTTCCATCGAGCCGTTGATCTGCATCCCGTTATACGCGAGCGCATCGAACGGTGCGGCGTAAATTTTCGGATGAACATGATCCTCGCGCGCGTACTTCGTCGCAACGCCGACGACGGCGGTGGCGGCGTCCATCAACGGCAGCGCGGTGGCCGGCGGCGCGACGGTGGTGTCGAGCGACGCGGTGGTCCACTTCTCGCCGTCCCATTTATACTGCGGCTGTCCCGCCACCGCAGGCAGCGGGTACCTGTCGTTGACCGCAGGCGATGCCGGGAAGTCGAGCGCGGCCATGTCAGCGGCCTTTCGTCAGCGACGTGATGAAGTCTTCCTGTGACAGCGGCGGCTGGCCTTCCAGCGCGAGGATGCGGTTCTCGTGCTCGAACAAGAGTTCTTGCTCTTGCGTCGGCTGCTGCGGGACTTCTTCAGGCGGCACGTAAGGATCGGGTACGCCGCCGTCCTCGACCCACTGAAGATACTCCGCGTAATCACGATTAGCGGGATCGGCGGGGATGCACGCGCCGTCCTCAGTGCGGATCACGCTGTCGTTTGCGGTGAGTTGATAGTCTGCCATCAGAGCCTCGCGTTTGCTGCAAGTGTAAATGACGCATAACCGCTGGCGGATGACGCCGTTAGTTGTAAACCAAGTGTTTGCACCCCTCCGAAATTAAGATTTAGGCTGGAAGCAAGGGTATACGTGACATTACTGAACACTACAGTAGGCGATGCTCGCATCTCTGTTTTCAAGTTGTACAACGAGATCATGACGCCACTCGCCGGGACCTGAATAATGGTGGTATCTTTTGTGTAATACCGCTTGCACGCCGCCAGCTCGCTGGCGTAATCCGGCACCTTGAACGGCGGCGCGACCGCGCCTTCGGTGAGCGAGACGTCGAACAACTCGAACACGCTGTTGGCGACGGACATGAAGTTGTACTGGTTGGGGGAGCCGAGCGCATATTGGACCGTGCCCCACGACCCTGCCGCCTGCTGGAAGGTCGTGCCCACCATCAGCGTCCAGTGGATCGAAATGCAGGATGTATTGTCGGAGGCCCATGTCCCGACCATGTCGCCCGGAACTGTCATTCTCTTGACCGTGTCGGTGTTGGCTTCACCTGCCGAGATTGTGTATTCGGCAACGTAACTGCGATTTCCCGCGACGTTCTGAACCGTTACGCAGTAGGTGCCCGCAGGGGCCTTGACGCCGAATTGCACCGTAATGGTTTTCGCAGCAGAAGATCCGAAGCGTAGATCGGCGCAGCGCAGCCCCTCGATGTGCTGAACGATTTGAGAATAATCGCCCGCTCCCACCGAGGCGTCCGCCACCGTGGCGGTGACCCGCAAACGATTGAGTGATCCTCCCGGCGTCGGGCTTGCGACCTGCTGGGCAGTTTGCGTACCGGCGTTACTGGACGCCAGCATGAACTGATCAACTGCATAATAATAAATCGCCGATCCGGCCGTCGCACCGTTCTCCTGACTGATCATCATCGCGCCGTTGATGATGTAGTTCTTGCCACTGTAGAGCTTCGCGGTGTTGTCGGCGTAAGCCTTGAGCGCCGCCTCGTCGATTGTCGGGACCGCGCTCACCCACTGCGTCGAGTTGCCGTCGTTGTAGCGAAAATACAGTTGGCCGCTGTCGCTCTCCCACCACAGCGCGTTGTCTTGCGCGCCAACAGGCGGTGTGTCCGCAACGAGCACGGTCCCGCCATCGATGCCGGGTTCGCCCTGCTCTCCTTGAGGGCCGGGAGGACCGGGTACTGTGGAGGCTGCTCCTGCAGGCCCTGTTGGTCCTGCAGGCCCTGTCGCTCCCGGCGGACCCGGCACCGTGGAATCCGCGCCGGGTGGCCCTTGAATTCCGATCCCCGGAGGGCCGGTCGCGCCCGGAGGGCCGGGGACAGTGGAATCAGCGCCCGGAGGTCCGGGGGGACCGGGCAGGCCTGTGCCGGGAGGGCCGGGAGGCCCCGGTTGGCCTTGCGGGCCTTCCATCGCGACATTGAAGGCCGCGCCTGACGGCACCCATGCGCCACTACCACCCGTAACCACCGGCATACCCCCATGTGTCTACGGGACGGCTGCTGATCATGATCGGCGCGGGCTGGTCCTTTCCCATGGCGTAGGCCATGGCGTCGGTGAAGGTGCCGAGATCCTCGGCGTAGGGCGAACCCTTCTGGCTCTTCCATTGCCAGATCATGCCGAGCTTCAAGAGCCGTTCGTCGAGCGCGAAGCTGTCGGTGTCGGCGGTGAACGAATCGCCGTAGCCGCCGCCCGCCAAGGCCACGCAATTCTTGGAGAGGTACGCGAAGAACGCATTCTCGCCGTTCGCCAGCGGCGGCCAGACTTCAATCCGCCCGCCAAGGTTCGTCCACTCGCCATGAGCGTCGTTGTAAACCCGCGCCCGCCGCCGCAGCCACTCGTCGGTGTCGGAGATGAACCGCATCGGCGCTTGCTGGTAGGTCGAGCGCCACAGGTTCGACGTCAGCAGCAGGCGCTTGTAGTCGGCAGGCAAGTCGAACGCCGACGTTACGCCGTCGCCCGCAATCGTCGCGGCCTTGCGCAAGAAGGTCCAGTCGGAGCTGTCGTAAGCAATGCGCTGCGCCATCTCGTTGGCGAGCGTCACCATCTCCGACATCGTGCGCTTGTCGACGCTGTTATTGAACACCGATGTCGGCAACAGGATGCCGGTGACCGCGCAGACATCCTTGACTACCGACAACAACGACATCTCAGGCCGCCTGACTTGGTCGAGCTTCCTGCGCCATGCGGACCAAGGTCTTGCGGGTATTGGAGCCGTGCGGAGCCTGCCCGGTGTTGCTGGCGATATAGTCGCGCAACTGCTCCAGACTCATACCGTCGAACTCGGCATCCACCCTGTCGGGATTGGCGACCGGCTTGGCGGCAAGGTCTTCCTCGAGGATGGCGTTGCGGGCGCGCAGCGCTTCCAGTTCGGCGATCAGTTTGGTGTTGGTGGAGTTGACCGCGGAATCCTTGATGAACTCCATCGCCTGATTCTTGAGGTCGCGACCGTTATGGCCCAGCCGCTTCAGCTCCGCGCCGTCGATCGCCGCCAAGGCCTCGACGGTGTAGACGTTGAGCGCGCGCAACTCGGCGCGCCGTGCCTCGGTCAGGAACGTCATGAAAACCAGTGGCGTCCCTTCCTTGGTCTGCTGGGCGTGGGCCTTGAACTGGTTGTACTGGTGGGGAAACCGCTCGGCGTAAGTCAGCGGCATTTGCTCGCCGGTGATCGGGTTCTTGTCCCAGTGCGACACCGCGTTGGCGGGATAGACCCCAACGTTGCTTGATCCGGGATAGCGCAGCTCGCACACCTCCCAGTCGTCATAAATCTGGCGGCCTTCCTTGGCGCTCTTGGCTTCGTTCTTGAACGCCATCTGCTTGAAAACGGCGACAATCGATGCGTCCGGGTGGACGGTGGCCTGACCGTATTGCGGCATGATCTCTCCTTAAAGTTTATTGGGCGATGACCGGGGACCGCCTCGGTAACAGTCCCCGGCTTCGCCACCTCACCCCCGTCTTTTAAGCAGCAGGGTTAGAGTCGTAGAACCTCCAGTTCAGCATCGGGTTGGTCATGGTGATTTCACCCATCCAGCCGATGAACTGCGCAATAGCGTCCTTGTCGATCGGCATCATGCCGTCGCCCTTGAACACCTTGTCGAAGTTGCGGCCGGGGTGATAGCGCACCCTCAAGGAATCTGTGTTGAGGCCGAAGGTGGTGTTAGCCGGCATGTTGCTGCCGATGCCGCCGTCGAGCACGATCTCGGCGCGCTTGCCGCCGCCGATATACTCCAGCGCCGAGAAGCCGAGCTTGCCCATCGAGGTCTCATTGGTCTGGCGCTGGATCGCCACGGTGGCGGCGTCGTAGGCCGCGTAGTGCTCGGGCGACATCAGCAGCAGGTCGGCGTAGTCGCGGCCGCGTGACTGCTTGGTCATGATATAGTTGAGCATCGGGCGGATGGTGGTGGCGTTGACTTGGGTGCCGAGCGCCGGGACCATCGAGTTGGCGTCGTAAGTCTTGGTTTGCCAGATCGTCGCCGTGGCGCGATCGAAGCCGCCATAGACGCCGGCATTGGTGATGATCGGCACCGCCGTGGCGAGGCCGGTGATCTGCTTGCCGCCGTTGGCGGAGCCGTCGCCGTAGAGGCCGGCGTCCATCGCGTCTTCCAGCGCGCGTTCGGCGGCCTCCATGTAGCTGTCGAGCACGTCCTCGAGCTGGTTCTCGCCCTCGTTGTTGAGGATCTCCTGCATCGACAGGATGATGGGCACCACAACCATCTTGGGTTCGAAGTAGGCGTCGTTGAACAGGTCGATCGCCGGATTCAATAGCTGATCGAATCCGGAATACCACTGCGCGACCTGCTTGCTGACCTGCAGGGTTTGCCGGATTCGCGGTCCACTGTAGGTCTGCCACAGGCCCTTACGTTTCAGGACTGCGAGCAGCGCGTTGTTGTTGGAGACGAGGTCGATGTAGGTCGAGGAGCGAGATTCGAGCGACATGCTCAGGATCTGCTGATACTGGGCGTTGGTTGTCAGATTGGCCATTGTTGCGGCTCTCCATTGACGTCAGATTTCTAAAGCGAACCGTTGACGCTTCTGATGGCGTTGCTGATCGCTTCGCGACGACCGACCGCCTTGCCGTTTTTCCTCGCCGCTCCGTTTGAGGGAGAACTTGCTGCGGGATAGCCGGAAATGGATCGATCAACTTGCCGGGTCTGAGCCGATGGGTTGCGGGTCTGAGCCGCGTGGGTTGCGGGCCGTAGCAGGCAGGCTCGCTGGTATGCCGTATTCAGGTCGAAGCCGTTGTCGAGTTCGGCCTCGATCAGGTCCGCCACCTCGTCGAACCTCGGGTGTGAGTCAGCGAACTGATCGACCGCCGAGCGGGTGTAGGTGTACCTCTGCGCATTATGCATCTGCATCAGCGCATCTTTCAAGCCGCTAACTTCCTGATGCAGCGCCCCGATCTGGTGGCTGGCGGCCTGCGTCGCGTTCTGTTGCTGGGTGAGTTTGGCCTGCTCGGGCGACTGGTTCAGGATGTGGTAGGCGACATCGCGCAGGCCGAGACGCTGCCCGTCAGGGGTCTTGAGGCCGAGATTGTTGACGATGATGTCGAGGCCGCCGACCACGTCCTGCCGCAGCTTCTGTTCCATGCTGACGTAGTTGGTCAAAGCCTTGTCGAGCGTGGTGCCGTGTTGCTTCGCCATCTCGTGGAAGTGGCGGATCGGCTGCATCGCCTCGTGGTCGCCGCGATACTGCTCGTAGGCGGACTGGTACTCCTTCGCCAGCCGGTGGACTTCGCCGCGCACGGATTCCGGTGCCGCCGCCCACTCCTCCCTCGCCCGATCCGACATTCGCGGCAGCGGTTCGCGGTAGGGCGCGGTTTCCGGCAACGGGTTGACGCGGACGTTTTGTCGAGGATCACTTTGGCCCTGCTCTGCTCCGGTTCCGATTTTATCCTGCGGGGTGCGAGACCCCCCCTCGAGATTCTGGGGGGTCTGGTCACGGTTCTCGCTTGACTGCTTCGGCGCGAACTGGCCGCGCTCGCCCCTCGGCTGGTCGCCGGGGCGTTTCTTGAGGTCGAGCTTGTCCTCGTCCGCCATCTCCTCAGGAGGGTTGTTGTGGCCCTTCTTGGCCTCGGCCGGCTTGGCGGCAGGCTTGGCGGCGGCCTCTGCTTTGGCCTTCTGCGGGTTCTGGGCGCGTTCGAAGGCGGCCCTGATGGATTCCCGGCGCGACATGTGGCGCGCCTCTGGCGGCTTCTCCGGGGCCTGCGAGCCGACCGGCTGCGGGGTTGCGACAGGGGATTCGTTGATCGGGACTTCGTGGGTAGGGGTCTGGTAGCTGGGCGCTGGCGTGGGCGGCGTTGCGCCCTGCGGGGGCGAGACGGGAATCTCGGACATGGGGTCTCCTCACGGACTTTTTGTCCGTTGTTTTTGATTTAAAGTTACTGACTGGTTACGGACGCTTTGTCCGTATGACGGCCTGCCGGATGGCGGCCTTCCTTGCGGCCGCCGTCTCCTTCAGTTCCGTCGAGCGTGACTTGGGCTTGAATCGCTCGTTGCCGACCTCGGTGAGGCCCAGCGACCTGCCAACCGCCCGGAAGGCGCGCTTGGAGGTGTAGTAGCGGCCGTCGACCTGCTCGGTCGGCTCCATCTGGTCGCTGATGACGTGGGGAAGGGGGAGATCCGAGCGCGCCACGAGGCGGCACGGCTTGTCGACCCGCCAGCGGCCGGGTTCGACCTCGATCAGTTTCACGGTCATTTCCTGACTCTTTTTTCGTCCCCTTAATTAGGGGGTATTTAAACGGACGCTTTAGACTTTGGGCGTTTTGGGCATTTTGGGCGTTTTGGGCATGCCCACGATGCCCACTTGACTTTTTCCATAATCGAGCAACCTCGATTAATCCGCTCGGTACAAATCGGAAACTCTCGGTACAAATCGGTTGACTTATGGCGTTTTGACGTAAGGGCGGTCGATCGTCCCGGTCTCGACCTGCGCGTTGCAGATCCGCCGGGTGTTGGTGACTGCTCCCAGATACGAGAAGGCCCGCGTCGAGGTGCCGGCCGGAATCCCGTAGATCGCCACAGTCCCCGCCGCCGTGGCGGTGGCCGTGGCCGTGAGGGTGACGCGCGACCAGCCGTGAATTGAGCCGACCCTCGGCGTCCTGACGGTAGTGGTCGCCGCCGAGCCTTTGGTCTGCACCGTCATGGCGCTGATGTCGTAGTTGCCCCACGCATTGGCCCCGAACGCGGCGGTCGGCAGCGCCAGTTGCAAGAACTTGGCGGCGGCGATCTCGTTCTTGACGTAGAGCGAGAAGGTGTAGGCGGTGCCGCTGGTGAAGCTGATGCTGTTCGAGGTCAGGCCGTGTGCGGCGGTAGTCGCGGTTTCAATGAAACGATCGGCGGCACCGGCCTCCCAGAACACCGGGTCTTTCTCGATGCCCGTCGTCACCGTGACGGCCGCCGCGGTCCACAGGTCGAGCGCGCTGGAGTGCGTCACGAGGTTGGTCGGCAGCGGCGTCGAGACCATCTGCGGCGCGTCGACGCCGGGGACGATCGCGCCGCCGACGATGGTCGCCATCTTGACGTTCTGCCAGCGCTCGATCACCCACGCGCTGTTGCCGCTGGCGTTGTCCTGAATCGGCACGTTGCCGAACGGCCCGACGAAGAACACGTTCTTGAAGTCGATGTAGGTGTAGGCGTCCGGTGCGGCGTTGAACTTGCAGCCGATCGGGCCGCCGTTGATGATGACGTTCTCCAGCACCAGCCTGCCGGCCCAGTCGTCGGCCCAGAAGTAGGTCGCGGTAGCGTCGACCAGATGCCCGACGAGGTGGGAGTTCTTCCACGTCACGGTAGTCTCGCGCGAGCCTTCCTCCGTACTGACAAAGTGCTGCACGGTATCGGCGTGATCCCCGACACCCGGCTCGCCCAGCGCCTCCATGTAGCAGTGATCGAACACCGGGCTGGCGATGCCAATCCTCGTAGTCTCGCGGGAATTGATGCGACAGTAGGTGACGACGGATGTCGGGGCTACCGTCAGCGTTGGCTGGCCACTGCGCTCCTGAATACTGGTCCTCGTCAGATTCTGCCCATCCAAAAGAGTTACTGTGGTCGTCAGCTCGGTCATACCGGTGAACATCGGGTCGTTGAAGCTCATCGGAATCAGGCTATCGACTATCACCGGCGGCGGTTCGGTACTGCCGCCGCCGCCAGAGCCGGCCGTGCGGGTCTCGACCTTGACGACGCCGTAGACCGACGCTCCGATGTCGTTGTAGCCGCCAATGGTCTGATCGTCCCAGAGGGTGCCGTCGTCGCTCTGCCACTGGCACGTCGAGTTGGTCGAGCCTGCGGTGTAGGCGCAAAGGCCCTGTCCGGCCGGTCCGGTCATGAACGACACGATGAACTTGTTGCCGGCCTTCATGGTGGACAGCGCGCCGGACGGCGTCCAGTCGGAGACCTGCGGCGTCGATTGATTGGTGAAGCCTGCCGCGCCAGCGAACTTCACCAGCACCAGCGGCACCTTGGAGCTGGCGAAGAATCCACCATCATGGTCGCCCGCCGCGAGGCCAATGCAGGTCAGGTTGGCTCCCGGCTGCAGCGTGATCCTGAACTCGCCCTGCATGTCCTGCGCGAGAGTGCACATGGTGCGGAAGTTGACGTTCGGGTTGGCGTCGCTTCCCGCGATGGCCGGAGCCTGCGTGAAAATGGTGACCGGCAGTCCGGGGGCGACGGCTCCGCCACCGCCACTGCCGAGCACGGGAAGGCCGCCGCTGCCGACTACGGTAACGGCTGTACCGTATCCGTTGGCCGCGATCGACAGCGGGGTTCCGAGACCGTTCGCGGCCTCGGAAACTGGAATGCCGCCCTTGGCGACGACGACAACCGGCCAACCCATGGTCGTGCTCCCTAGCGTCGGCGACGCGACTTGTCGCTCTCACGCTCGCGCTTGTCATTGCCACTCCGCGAACCGCCCGTATCATTGAACGTGAACTTGAGGGGTTGACTGTCCTCGTCGCCTTTGGAGACCAGCACGTCG